CTCTGACCTCGGCACTGCTGGCACTGGCTTCGGCGCGATGACGCACGTCGCGGTGGCTGGCTCGCAGGGTTCTGTGCTTCATCAGCACACCACCTACAGCAATTCTACCACTGTGACTGGCGGTTCTGTCGGACCCGCGCTACAAGCGGTTGTTGATTGTGAGGACCCTGAGCTTGACTTTTTCAACACTGGTTACGTTGTCGGCACTGGCGGATCGGCAACTGCCACTGCTTTTAGCTTCATGGAGATGCGCGTGGTCGCACTTCCTCCTGAAGTAACGACGCTTTTCCGCAAACAAATGCGCGCTCAACGCGCTGAAGAGAAAGCTCTTGAGGACACCAAACCCAAACTTGAAGCGATGTTCACAGAATTCCTTCGCAAGTCTGGCATTGATTTGCCTGCACAGACTCTTTTGCATGGCAAAAGTGAACAACGCGGCGATGAACTTCTCTCGCGATCAATTGCGGACTTGGCTGACCTCAGCGAAGTCAAGCAACCTGAGCTACCACCGCACAAGAGCCAGTCTCTTCGAGCAGTTGGTGGCAGCGGTTGGCTCAAAATCAGAGGAGACAGTGGAAGTGAACAATCAGCTGTTCAACTCCCTCAAAGGGTTCCTGACAAGCCGGAACGATCAACTGACGGACGCGAAACACCTCGCATTCGAGACGGCGATCGACCAGCTGCTCGTGAGCCTGTCTCCGCCCGAGCGCAAAGCAGCAAAGCATGAAGAGCTCTCTCTCGAGCCTCTGCCGCTTACGCCCTCGACGGTGAAACACTAGGTTCTACCACTCTTCCTTAATAGAGGGTGCGGTTACTTCTTTTCGCAAAAAGGAACAAAAATCACAAAACTCAAAAACAAACAAAAAAGTGAAAAATTCAAAATAAGGTTAGGCTTTCGAAAAACCACTTTACCAGAAAAGTCACAAAAAGTTTGAACAAAGGTTGTGTGTTGGTTTGTGTTTTTAAAAATTTCAAAAACCATAAAAAGTAAAAATTACAAAACTGGATTTGTACCAGGGGCTCTTCTCCACTATACGCATGACGTTTGTGGGACATGAGTTTGGTAGTTCCGAGCCGTGCATCGCATATGAGTCCTGGGGAGGATAATTGTTGCACAGATCCCAGGGAGGGTAGGGG